CGAGTTGCTGCGCGCGCTGCACTGCCTCGATCGACGTTGTGAAGACGTCATCCGAGATCTGTCGCTTTTCCATCTTGTCCATCTTCGTCATCTCCGAGACTGAGGTTCCGCTTTCCCACATCTGGCACGACCAATAACGCGCCGAAGTCTTATCGGTCGCGGTGTCGCAAGAGTGCCGCGAGCGGAAATTAGCGCGGGCTTTGGGGTCGTCGCGGCGGATCTCCATCTTGGGATCGCCAAATGTCACTTTCTTGGTCTTGTCGCCGTCCTTAACGTAAACGCCGAACTTCTTGCTCGCGCCGGCGGGGAGGCGGAACGGCTGATCTAGTTCGACATCGCGCCCCTGATAGTCGGCCTTCTCGACGCCACGGGTCGCCATAGGATGCTTTTCTGGCAACAGATCCGTGTCGTGCTTGCCAGACCGGAACCGGCCATCGCGGATGGCGCGCAGGAAATTGTTGACCCGCGCCATAGCCCACTGCTCCGGGGATCTGACATTGGACCGCACGCTGCCCGGGTTCGTGCGATATGCGCCGATCCCCCGGTCATAGACCTGCCGCAGCATATCGACAGTCACGCGCCCCTTGTCGCCGTCCTCTGCGTTGTGCGCTTCGACCTTGGCGCGCAGCGTGTCCGTCGATACCTTTTCGAGCGCCTCATCGACCTTCTCGATGTAAACGCCATCCTTGCCCTTTGTGTAGCCCGCGCTCTCGATCGCAGCATAGGCCGCGCCGAATGCCCGGCCTTCCTGATAGCCTTGGTCGATGCTGTCGTTGAACACGCGCCGCCAGATCGAGCGCGCCTTATCGGTGGTTAGGACGCGCTTCACCGCGCCCGGTAGATCGTCGTTCGTTTGATAGGGCATATTAGATCCTACTCATGGGAGGACAGAGATTTGAAGAGGGCGCAAAATCGGCCAGAACCCCGGAGGTGCGACCCTGCGCTAGCAGGTCTCCCCTTCGGGTTCCATCCGCAGGTTCATAGGGAGGAGAGGAGAGGAGAATACTATAGGGAAACCTGTCCTCTCCTCCCAGTTTTTGAGCGCGGTTAATCAGCATCTTCGAGCCACCCAAAGAACCCGCCGGTGATGGTCGCGGCCTTGTCCGTTGTTGTCCTTAGCGCGATGATTTCGCCCGCAGGGACGGCATAGAGCGCGCCATCCGATAGGATCGCCGACCCGTCTTGCAGCCCGACCGAACCCTGCGTGAGAAGCAGCCCGGCATCTGCAAAACTGTCCCCGTCGATGCGGGATACCACGACATCGATTGTGACGCGCGCAGCGGATGACCCCGATGTCGACGCGGCATAGATTGTGTGAACGATCAGCCGCTTTCCAGCTGGGACGCGGTAAGCCGAGCTGCGCGTCGTGCGGTTCCCCGTCGATGACGACGGGATATGCGCCATCGACGCGCCCCCGGGCGATTTCGACCTGCTGCGTAAACATCAGCCGCCAGATCCGCTGCGACCAATCGCGCACGGGTTTGAGCGTCTTGGTGTAGCCGACTTCTGTCATAGCACGCGCCCCAGTTCTGGATCCGGCCCTGATACGCCGTCAATGAAATCTTCGTCAGTGATCGGGCTGCCGCGCAAGACGGCGCGATCTAGTAGTTCTGGGAGCGCGTAATAGTCAGCATCGCCCATTGATCGCATATCTGGCATCTCTCCGGGAAACTTGACCGCATAACGATCAATCGCAGCGCGGAACCGCAATGTGAAATCGTCCATCATTTCAGCGCCTCCTCGACCAGATCCTCAAATATCTTCGATGTGCGCGGGAAGAACCGCGTGAAGACCGCGTATTGCGTCGGGTTCCCGCTCGTCCACGCTTCGAACCAGTTTGCAAATAGCTGGGCGCTTGTCCCGACCCCGTATTCGCGCCGCCCGAGTTTGTGCGTAAACTCCCCCGGCAAGCCTTGCTGATTTGCAGATTTAGACCACGTTTTGAACTTGCTATAATAGGTCGCCTTATGCCCGAACCCGTAGCCAATCTGCTGCAATGTCGCGGCCCCGATGCTGTCTGACAGGCCGACTAGCAATCCGCCGCGCCGCAGCGACGACAGTTCTTCCATGAGCGTATAATGATCGTTCAGATCATAGGCCACCAGAAAGCGCACCGCGCTTTCGACTGCGCCGAGCGTCGGGTAGTCGTTGTCTGGGTTAGTGCCAGGACGGAGCGCGAGCGGGGGGCAAATGAGTTTGGCCTCTTCGTAATCAAGCCCCCGCTTCTTGAACTCTGCCGCGAGGTTGGCATAAGCCGCTGCGGCGTTGTCCCGCCCCTGCACGCCAATGGCGCTAGACAGCGCGATCTGCGCAGCGGTGACCTTCTCTTGCGCGCCCGGTGCCGCCGTTTGCGGTGTTGCTTTCCAGATCTGCGGCCCGTCCTTGATCAGCGTTTCGTTCAGCGCCTGCCCATCTTTGGCGATTGCTGCGAGGGCGCGGCGGGACGCATAGCCGGCATAAACGTCGATCTTTCCCTGACTGACCCCCGCTTTGGCAAGCAGATGTCGGTCAATCACTGCGTCGATGTGGTGGCCGTATTCGTGCCGCATGGTCGTCTGGTAATCATCCGAGGCGGTGTCCCGGTTCGACATGGCGATGCGCAGCGTGCGCGTCTCGTGATACGCGCCCTTCTTGACGAAGATCACGCCGCCCTTGAGATCCCCGAGCTTCTCGATAACAGCGAGCCGATCGACCTCCGCATCCATGAACGCGGGCGCGACATTGAGCCGTTCATCTGGGCTCTTGTTCACCCAGACCCGCCGCCGCCGTTCTTCGTCGGTCATCGCTGGGAGAGGAGCAGCAACTGGACGCGGCGGCGGGGGCGGCGCGATCACCGCTCCCGGAGAGGGCGGGAGCAGATCGCGAGAGATGATGCGCGCAAAGACAGCGCACCGACATTGGATCGTGTTTGCGGCAAGCGCGCTGGGATCGCCCGGATAGAGGATCGGCCCGAGCGGGCTCGTGAAGGTTTCGGCTTGCCCGACGCCGCGCGGGTTGATCTGCGGGATCTGGACGTGCGAGTTCCGAACGTGCCCGTCGTTGGTGTTAATCCACGTCCTGCGCACCTGTCGGGCGTCGATCTGCCCTTTGTTGATCATGTCCTGAAAGAGCTCCCACTGCGCGCCCTGCACGGCGCGGATGCTCTCTGTGCGCGCGATGACGTTTGCCCGATATTTGACATAGCGGTCACGATACCGGTCGACCAGCGAGCGGATCTGCGCGTCTGTCAGCGCCTTGTCGTTGGCGATTGCGCGCCCGACGGATGCGTCGCTGCGCCGGTCGCGCAGCTTGCGATCCAGCGCCTCTGGGTCGAGCGCGCGCAGCATCCGCTCATAGTTCGAAACCGCCGCCTCCTGACGCCGCGTCAGCCCGATGGAGCCCCTGATCTGGCGCGCGATGGCGAACGGGTCATCTCCCGCTGTCAGCCCGCGCTGGAGCACTTGCCGGATGGTGTCGCGCGTTGTCTGGTCGATCTCGCGGATCCGCGTCGATGTCATCGTGAGGGCGAACTGCTCGAGGCGCGGGTTCAGCCCGACGGCGATCTCAAAGTCTGCCTGCGCGCCGTTGATCACGCCCTGCGTGCTGCTCGTGGCCTTGACCCCCGCCAGCACCGCCTGCTCGATTGCCTTGCCGTAGGGCTGCCATTCGGTCGAGGTGAAATGCCCGGCGAATGCCGCCTCCAGCGAGGTGAAGTCGCGCCGCTCGATCAGCCGCGCGATAGTCTCCGCAGGAACGCGGGTGCGGATCGCTTCGATGGCCGAGATGAACGCCTTTGCAATCTTCGGATCCATGCCCTCTGCCGCCCGCAAAAACACGGCCACAGCGTCGGACGCGGTGATCTTGCGGATGGCGGCGTTCATCAGATGCTGTCCAGATCTGTGAACGCAGGCGCGCCGAGCGGCAGTTTCGAGCGAAACGCCTGATAGACTTCAAACAGGTCGTTTTCGCCGGGGAAGATGTCAAAGCACTGCCGCACATCTTGCAGCATGACGCGCGCATATTCGTCGCCGAACCGCTTGATCGACGCGATCGCCGAGGTGCGGATCCACCGCTGCGGGCTCATCTCGATAAAGTCGCGCGCGAACGCGTCGGTCTCGATGAACTCCGCGCCGTTGGTCACGGCGAACTGCAAGCCCGGCGCGTGCACGATCATCGTTTCGCCCGACATCGACGCCTCAATAGCGGCCACAGTAAAGTCATTGATCGCGATCCATATACCGCGCGGGTAGACTTGGAACCTCATGCTGGAACCCCTTCATCAATCTGCGTGTTTGGCGACCCGAGCAGATCCGGGTCGATTGTTTTCTCTGGGAAGCCGGCGGCGCGCCGCAACGTGTTTTCTGTGTCGTCGTCTGGGAACAGCGGCATCCCCGCGCCTGAGATGTCGCGCACGAACGCGCCCAGTTCGGCCAGATCCACCGGCGCGATCTCGCCAAATCCGACCTTTGGCATGACTGCCGGGTCGAACCCGTTGATCTCCCAGAGGCGCGGCAGAAGCTGGCGGTTCAGCACCGATGCAATCGCGTCAGTATAGCCGCTTGCTGCCGCTAGGAATAGGTCTGTTTTGCTTTTGGATAGGGCGAACGACCCAGTGTCGCCGCCGCCCAGCATCAGGAAATCGGCCAGCACGGAACGAGCGATGTTTTGCTGGTGGCGCAGGATCACATCTCCCGTCGGGATCGCCCGCGACCCTTGGGCAGTCACTAGCCCGAACTCAACCATCGGGATCGATGTCTTTGTGCCGTCGTCGTTCTCGTAAACGTCGGACGGGATCAAGATGAAGCCCTGATCGTTAAATTTGACGTCGCGCAGGATCTTCTTGAACGCATTGGTGAAGCCCTGCTGCGCGGCGCTCGCGCTCTCGCCCAAATATTCGGACGGGATCTTGCCCACTGGGATGCCGTTCATCTCGCGCTCGACCGCGATCGCCTCGATCATCTGAATGTGCGACGCATAGTGATACGAGGTGAAGGCGTTGCGCAGGATGGAGCGCCCGCTGGGATCGTTGTTCACAGTCGATGTGCGGAAGTGCAGCATTTTCGATGACGGGATGTCAACGGATCCGAGTTTGAGCGACAGCGCGCTCTGCCGCACGCCCGTGATCGTGCCGTTCTCGTCGGTCAGGAACCGGTCAATCGTCCACTGGGCACGCGGCGCGAGCTTGCGGATGCCATAGCGGCCATCATCAAACTGCGAATAGAGCGCCGGATCGTCGGTCACGCGCCCGGATCTGGTTTTATAGACCACCTCGAAGACCGAGAAGCCGAACGGGAGGAACGTCAGCACTTCGGCGAGGAAGTCGTCAACAGTTCCTTCCATGTCGTCAAAGCACTGTTCGACGAACAGTTTCGCTTCCTCTGCCTCTGGGCTGGTGTCAGCCGCGTCGACGCGGAACTCCGCCGCGCGCAGCAACATCTCGAATGCCATCAGGATTGCGCCGATCGTCGGGTCGTTGTCTTTCATCTCGCGGAACGTCCGCGTCGCGTTCAGCCCGCGCAGTTTCGGCAAGAACTCATCGGGGCGCAGCTGGTCGTCGCGCCCGTAATTGCCTGCCGCGCCCAGTTCGCGCGTCGCCGTTGACTTTGTTGGTGCTTTCATCAGACCGGCCTCGCTTTGTTGCCCACATGATCACCGATCACAAATAGACCGGTCTTCTTCTGCTTCTTCGGCGAGACGGCGTTAAAGCCCGAGCTCGCGGCGTCTGCTTGGTCTTTATACACTGATCTTGGGAAATGTCGAAGCTCTTCTATGAAGTCGCGGTTCCAAGCACCGGTCACAATGTCCACGTTGCCCGCTTCCATCTGCGCCGCCAGCGGTTCGGCGCGGGTCTCCTTGGATCCGCTCTGCGGCTCGATCCGCACGCGATACCCAGCCAGACGCACCACGAAGTCACGCGCCTGCGCCTTGCCGGCCTGCCCGGGATCCTGCGGGAGCGAGATGGGCACGTCGTCGCCGTCGAAGTCTGCGGCGTCCGCGACCATCTTGCGCACGCCGTCCGGCCCCATGCGGGCGCGCCGCACGTCCGCGATGATCACCCGGCGCGCCTCGACGCGCCAACCGACTAACACGCCTGCGGTATATGCGCCGCCGCCATCAGTCGCCGCGAGATCCCATGCCCTGCACCAGTTGATCTCCTCGTCAGGGATGGCGTCGATTGTTTGGATCTTGTCGACCTTGAACAGCCCGCCTTCGCGCGGCGTTGGCCGCTGCTCCAGTTGGGCTGCCGATGCGTAGGGGCCGAGCGTCTGCACCAGTTCCGCCACCGCCTGCGCAGAGAAGCGCGCCGGCCACATCAGTTCATTGGGCTGCGTGCGCGGATCCCGCCAGCCTATCGACGTCGTGCGCGTTCTGGCGGGGTCGTAGTGCATCGGGATCATGAGGTGCTCATAGCCCTGTTCTATGGCCGCTGCGGCCACGTCCTCGTGATGCACGCGCTGCATGATGCAGACGAACGCGCTGAGGTCTAGGTCATTCACGCGGCTGGGCACGACCTCGCGGAACCATTGCAGCGTTTCGCCCCTGATCGCCTCGCTTTCCGCCTCTAGCACGTTGTGGGGGTCATCAATCACGAACACATCCCCGCGCTCGCCTGTCGCGCGTCCGCGCACCGATGTCGCCATCATGGATCCGGTCGCGGTATTCGCGAAGTTCACTTTCTGCGCTTGGTCATCCGACAGCCGCACGCGCGGGAATAGCCGCTGGTAAAGCGGGCTCTCGACGATCATCTTGGCGCGTCTGTTGTCGCGCGCTGCCAGCGCCTCTGCGTAGGACGCGCCGATGTATCGCAGCGACGGGTCTTTTGCCCAACTCCATGCGGGCCAGAACGCCCGCGTCAGCAGCGACTTCATTGACCCGGGCGGAACAGTGATCAGCAGCTTGCGGATCTCTCCGCGTGTCACCGCTTCGAGGTGCTCCGCGATCGCCTCAATCGGCCAGCCAGTGACCAGACTGCGCCCGGGTTCTAGGACGGGCCAGAAGGTCTGCGCAAAATAAAGCACCGACCGGCGGCAAAGCTCCGCCTCAATTAAGTCGCGATCTGCCGTCGTGATCTTGGGGAGTTGCATCTGCGATCGCCTTTGACAGTTCGAGGAGCGATTCGGTCGATACCTTCGATAGATCGACACTTTGGATCGGGCCGCCAGCCGCGCCGGTGATCTCGACCTTCTGCGTTTCCGACCAGCGCATCTGCGTTTTTGTCCACCAGATCATGGCGGTTGTGTCGCCCTTCAGTGCCTTGTTAAACAGCGCGTTCGCAATCTTCCAGTTGGCGGTGGCCTTGCCTTCGTCAAGCTCGACGCGGAAGTGCTCAAGCAGTGTCTCAAGCGCGATGCCGCCCCGCACGAGCATTCGGATCTGGTTCTGCGGAAGACCTAGACCAGATAGCTTCTGCACCAGCGCGCGCTCTTCCGATGTTGGCACGAACGCAGGTCGACCGGCCCCGGGCTGCGCCCCGCCAAACTTGCGCTTCTTTTCTGGCGTCGGTTTTTCTGCGATGTCTGCCATGATGCCTCTCACCGGTATCCTGCCGCATGATACGCTAAAAGCGCGGCCTTTGCTACTTGGTCGTCAGGTTTTCCCATCACACACCTCCCAGCTTTGCCGCAAGGGTGTCTTTGTCAATCTGCATTGGGCGTTCCTTTCAGGGCTTGGCGGGCGATGTCGACGCAATGCTGATATTGCGGAACCCAATGATCTGGGCTTGCGGCCCCTTCGATCTCGGACAAAGCCGCCCGCAACACATCCCGTTCCTTTTCCGCCGCCTCTTTCGCCGCGATAGCATCATTGCGCTGGACAATCGCGTTAATCACATGATCGTCAATAAAGGCCGCTTTTGGCACTTCGCAATCGTCCAGCAACTTGCGGATTAAACAAACGACCGCGCCATCCATCCCGTCATTATCCTCCCAAGCTGCAATTTTGGCCTCTGCCGTTTCCGCGCGGGCAATGGCTGCGTCACGCTGATCCTCTAAGTCGCGCGCCAGCACGGGCTTTCCGTCCCTGCCGATGTATCGGTATTCTGGCGCGTCACTCATACCGCCGCCCTCCGATAAATCACGGCCTTGCCCTTCGGCTCTGCAACCAACCGCCCAGATTCAACACCCGCCCGCAATGCGCGCGATATAGCCCTGTGACCCGTTGGCATATTCCATTCCATCAACACGCGGCGAATGTTTTCGGCAGTTTTACCCGTATCGCCAAGCACCTCGTCAATCAGGCTTTGCGGCAATTCATTGATTCCGCCATTGCCGCCTTTTGCGCCGTTTTCGCTGGCGTTTGGAATGAACCTGTCGCGTTCCGCCTTGCGCTTGGGCTTGGCGAGTTCGCAAAACGCCTGCGCATAGGCCATGTCAAAATCCATCCCGCCCTTCATCAGCGGGGCCATGCGCAGGGCCAACTCCTGCATCCGCGCGGCAATGGCGGGCGATACCTGCGCGGGCTTGGGCGGTAGGACAGTGACGGGTGTCACGGTGCGAAATTCGTAGGAATTGAAATGGGTTGTCATGCTGCGATTTCCCGATTTGCCCGCATGTTTGGCGGGGCTGTGTTGCGGTTTTTTTCGATGACTTGCTTGCGAATTTCCTTGGCCTCTGCGTGGCGGACTTTTGCCTCTGCCTCCCACTCAAGGGCGGCTTCCTGTCCAAATGCCTCACGGCGGGCCAAGAATGCGCCGCTGCGATAAGCGGTCATTGTCGCCTCATCAATCTTGCCTGTGGCGATCAAAATACAGGCTTGGCGGCCATATAACCAACCCTCGCCTACAGGCTCACCGCGCTGCATTTTGCGGGCTGTGATGCCATCCGGGGACATATCCACATCACCGCCGTTTTGGATTTGAGCTTTGCGGTGCTTTTCCTTGCGCACGTTTGAACAAGCTGCGCCCAATTCGTTTGCATTGGGCCAAAATCGGGTTTTCATTTGCAAGTCCAGCGCGTCCAGCGCCTCGTTCACAAATTCGATGTAGCCCGTGGCAGGGGCCATGCGCAGAAGCACCTTTGCCAGCGCCACGGCCTCGGCTTGGGCAGATTCGGGCTTGTCTGCAAATTCGCGTGGCGGCGCTTTGCGCGCAAGCCAATCGTTAAACAATCTAGCAATGTCGTCATTGCGATTCATTGGTCAAACCTCACTTTGGTCAAATCAAAAAGGGGGGGCTTTGGGGCCAGTGGGGTTGCGGTGAACCCCGTGCCAGCCTGCATTTTCGGCGCGGACAATTCCCCCGCCATACGGGCCATGGCTGCATCCAAAGCCTTTGGCCCATTTGGCGGGTTGTTGAATTGCGCCCTGTTTTTTTTGGCAACTTCGATGATCTGATCTGCTGTCAACCCAAGATCATTTACCCATCGCCAAACGTGGATTGTGGCCGATGGGGGCATCCAATGCGCGGGAAGTCTTTGACCGTTTTGCAAACCCACGGCTGCAATCAGGTCAGACCAAAGTTGGTCAGCGTCCGAACCGCCCACGGCGATCTGCGGAAACGCATCGCGCGCGTCACTACTACTACTACTTATTGTATCTGTATCTGTATCTGTATGGTTGAACGCCTGTTGAACGCCCGTTGGATTGTTCTGTTGATTTTGTTTCCTTTTTTCGGCACTTGATTTGCCTGCCTTGGAATTATTTTTCAAATCGTCCGAACGCTTTGCAATTTCAGTTTCTGCGCGGGCGTTTGACAGCATGTTTTCAGCAATGGTGATCTTGCCCAGATCAACCAGTTTCTTGACCACAGATTCGAATGTCGGAACCCGCATTCCGCAGTAAGTGGCAAGGCGCAGCTGGTGATATTCAACTGGCCCATTTTCTTCATAAATGCGGCAAAGCAGCATCGTATATACGCCAACCTCTTGCGCCGAAAGGCCGCGCACCCCGTTCATAAAATCGGACGGGTAGAAGCTGAAATATGGTATGCGTGGCTTCACTTCGCGCCCCCGTTAGGCCCAATAGCCGCCGCCAGATTGACCGCCGTTTTGGCTGTTGTCCTTGAGGTCAAAAACGGAAATCAGCACTTGATCTTTGCCATCTTGAACGGCCACGCCAGCAGGGTTGAATGTGCGCTTGATCAACACAAAAAAGCTGCCATCGTCGTTTTTCATCAGCGATCCGACATTCTCATAACGGTTCTTTTGTTGGCCCTGATTGTCGGTGTAGCTGCCCGTTTTCACCGCCAGTTCGTTGACTTTTTTCGCGCCCATCACTTCTTCCTTTTCTGAATTTCAGCGTCATATTCCGCTTTCATCGCGGCAATCGTCACGATATGCCGCCCGTCCTTTGTCAGCATAAATTCGGGCCACTGGCGCAGCGCGCGCAGGGCTTCAATCTCGCCCATCGTCGCCAGCAACGCCGCACGGCGCGCACTTGCGGCCAGATCAGCGTCACGCTTGGCTTCGGCCTCACGTTCGATTTGCGCCTTTGAAGGCCCGTCAACCAGGCGCTTGCCATCGCCGCGATATTTGACGTGATGCCGCCGAATTGTTTCGGTGCGGACTTTGTATTTCCGCGCAATCTCGGCATTGGTTAAACCCGCATCAAAATCGGCGTGAATATCAACCATCGCGCCCAATGCGCGCAGGATATGTACAGGGCGCGGCATATCGTTCACGGCATGGCCTCCCCGATGCGAACCTTGATTGCGCCGCCTTTGACCATCTCACCAAACATGGGCGGGAAATAGACGCAAAACCCGTTGTCATCGCAGCCCATTGCCTCTGCTATCCCGTCGATCAGCCCTTTGACGCTTGCGGGCATATTGTGCAGATCACGGCGGCGCAGATCTGGCGGGCAATATTCGATCAGCAAAATGGCGGCGGGGTTTGGCTTGACCTTGGCCTCTTTCGCCAGCCAAAAAGCCGCCTCGCGCTGCGCTTTGACAGCAGCCGACTTCTTGCGCCAATGGCCGCGCGCGTTAGACGACAGCGCCTTGTCGGGCCAAGGGAATATGATTTCAGTCATGCGGCATACCCAAACAGGTTTCCGACCGACGATTCCGCCTCTTTCAAATTCTTATCGGCCTGCTTTGCATATTCAGGCTTCAATTCAAAACCAATATAGCGGCGATACATTTTAACGGCCTGATAGCCCGTCGATCCGATCCCGTTAAAAGGGTCAAGAATAACGTCTGAAGGCTTGCTGTAAAGTCGCAAGCAATTCTCGATTGTATCTAATTGAAGCGGGCAAACATGGCGCTCGTCACCCACGCCTTTGACGCGGTTCAAAACGTTTCCTTGCTGAATGTTCATCCAGACAGGGCTTGCCAATTTTTGCCAATCGTAAACGTCAAATTCCACGTGCGGCAAAATAGCAGCAATCTGATCATCCGTTGGAACGGCAGATGCAAGCCCGTGGCGATGCATTTCAGCAAGCCATGCCTTTGCAATTGCAACGCCGTTTTTTGCATCATTCGGGGCGCAATGCTCAACCCGATCTGGGTTTTCGCCTTGGGCGCGAAAAAATAGCATATAGTCGGGCATCCCAACTCGGTTCATAGTGCTATCTTTGCGGATCTGCTTGTAAAGTAGGCCCAGCGCCTTTGTGCGCTGCATTTCGACTACAGGGTCTTTCCAGATCGTGACGCGGCCATGATAGATTAGCCCTGCGTCTGTATGGGCCTTGATCAAGTCGCCAGAAAAATCTTGCAGGCCGATATAACCATCACGCCCTTTGCGCGCGGGCAGATCAGTGCAATGAACACAGACCATCCGACCTGGCTTCATTACGCGGGTTAGCGCCTCGCAAAAATAGGCATATTGGTTAATAAACGCTTGGCCTGTGCCAGCATTGCCTAAATCCCGGTCGCTGTCTGAATAAACAAACAAGTCACCAAATGGCGGCGAGAATATGCAGCAATCGACAGACGCGGGCGGCATGGCCCACATTCCTTCAATGCAGTCTGAATTGTGTATCGCCCAGCCAGCACCTTGATATTCTGGTTCTTTCATGTTATTGACCCTCTGTTTTCAACCAATTCGGGAACGCTAGATCAAGCGGGCGGTCATATTTCACCCTAACCCCCGCTTGCATCTGCGCCGATCTCATAGCGTCCGCCATGCGGCGCTTCATTTCGTCATGCTTATGTGACTTTTCATTAATCACATTCCAAATCGCAGCCTCGGTGTCTGCGATTACAATGTCATTCTTGACAGTTTCGGATTGCCCAAATCGGTGCGATCTGCGGACAGCTTGATAGTGCTGTTCGTAAGAAAAGCTGATGCTGGCAAATACGGCATGGGCGCAATGCTGCCAATTAACGCCAAAGCCCGCCAATTTGGGCTTTGTGATGATTGCGCGGTATTTGCCATCTGCAAACCCAAGCAATCGGCGCTCTTTTTCGTCTGGGTCTAGCGCGCCGTGGACTTCAATTGCCCCGTCAACCATTTTAGCCAGCAAGGCGCTTTCGTCATTTGTTTCGCACCATACAGTTACAGGTTTATCGTGGCTTGCCAACTTGGCCGCCAACTCGCACCGTTCTTGCAGTGTCAGACGCTTTTCCTCATGGAAAGACGTTGCCGACAATTCAGGAATGCGGAAAAGCATCCCCTGATCAACATTTAGCATCCGATCCGCCGCGACTTGATGAATGCGCCGATCAATGCTTGGCAAGATATACCCATCATCATCGCCGCCCAAATCGGACGGCAAGGTTGCGCACCGCGACCAAGATGCGACAAAGGCCCAAAAATCATCAACCGCATGGCCTTTTAGGCGCCATTCCTGCGATGCTGTAGCGGTGTCATTGATAAACCACTTGGAAAGCATTTCTTGCTGGCGCATAACGCCTAGAAACTCGGCATGGTTGCCCAATTCTGTATGATCGTTTGGCGACGGTGTGGCGGTTGCCGCAAGCTTGTAGGGAATATCGGAAAAGGCATCTTGCAACGCCACTCGCGTCTTGCTGGCATAGCTTTTCAGGATGCTGCTTTCGTCCAAGATCACCGCGCCAAATGCAGACGGGTCAAGCTTGGCTAGGCGCTCATAATTGGCAACCATAACACCGCCACCCACTTCGGACTGATCCCGAATTTGACGCGCGTCTATGTTAAATTTCTGCCCCTCTCGAACCATCTGCCCAGCTACAGCAAGGGGCGTTAGGATTAATGATGGTTTGCCAGTTTCATCAGCGCATTGGCGGGCAAACTCTAATTCAATGAATGACTTGCCAAGGCCAGTGTCCAAAAACGCAGCAGATTTGCCTTTTCCCAAGGAGAATTGCAAAACTGCATCTTGGTGTTTTTTTGCATTGGAGTTGATCTGCTTTGCGCTGAACCCATGCGATTCATGCATTGGGGCTTTTTTTGCAATAAACGCGCGATAATCTTGCAGTCCCATTGGTAGCCTCTCAAATTTCGGTGAAAAAAGCGGGCGACCCGAAAGCCGCCCGCAGTTACAGGGAGGAAGTACGCATTGACCCAAGCGCGGGGGTTCCGTTCGGACTTTTGTCCGCAAACTGCGCGTCATAAATCGCGCGCGCATCGGCCCACGCGGTCAAATGGCCAGCCCAGCCGTTGGCCGCCACAATCGCCATCTGCCCAGCGCGCACGATGGTTTGCGGCGTTGCGCCCTTGGCGGTTGCGGCTTTGCGCATGGCGGGTAGGGCTGTCATTTTTCAGACCGACACGCGGGAATTGCCTGTGATACGGGGCGGGCAACACCAAGAGATATATGCGATGCAAGGGCCGACATTATGCCGCCCCCTGCTGTTGGTCTTGCGGCGCATTGGGCCGCTTGAAGGCGAACAATTCGCGCGGGCATTCAAGTCCCTTTGCGCGGCATTCCACCTCAAGCATATCAAACCAGCTCGCAGGGAACTGGCCCGCCGCGCGCGCCGCGCGAATGGACGAGTCGCCCACATCACAAACCGCTTTGATTTGCTCCGGGCCGACTGTGCGAATGATGTCATTGATGTGTGTCATGCGGCGACAATGCCAAGTTTCTTGACAATGCGCAAGACAATTCTTTGTGGTTGCGATAAGAAAATTATCGCATAAGATTGAAAATGCCAATTTTCTTGTCGTTTTGTTGTTGCAATGCCAATTTTCTTGTCATATACATACCCCAACAGGCCGCGATACCCGCCGCCGATGTATGGGAGAGACAAGATGACCGCCTTTTCGCAAATCGAAGCCAGCACCACCGAACCGACAATCGCCGCCGTTGCAGCCGCGATTGTGAAACAGGTTACCGCAGCGGGCGAGGGCCGCACGGGGTTTGGGCTGTTAGCGCAGATCACCGCGATAGACGCGGCTGGCGCGCGGCTGAGAAGCGTTGTGGCTGCGAATTACTTTGCTTGCAATTACCGCATTGAGGATGGCGAAGATCAGTTGGGCGCATACTTTGCTGAGGGCGACCCGATGGCCAATGATGAGCGCCCTACGCAGTTTGCGTGGAGCGACGATGAAAATGGTTGCGTATATCTGGGCGGCATGATTGTTGACCGATCCGCAGAATATGACGAGGCCAAGATTTGGCCCCGCGCTACTTGCGTTGCTGCTTTTGGAAAGTCGCGCGTCTTTGCTTGGGAGCGCGCCGAAACAGTGCGCCGCCAAGAGCGCAAAACGGCGCAGTGGTGATGGCCATGCAACTTTTCACCCGTAAACCACAACTGACACTGGCCGAAAGCCTTCGCGCTGGCACTGTCAAATCCAACGATCTGCGCCCCGTAGCGGCCCAGCTCGAAGGCGGCGCGGCATTGCAGCAAGCCCTCACGGCGCTATTGCCCGCAACACCGCCAACGACCGCAGCCGCCGTTCTGGCCGATGTGTTTGGGCAAATGATTGCGCTTGGGGTTTGGTCAGAACGTGACGCGCACGGCGTTGCCAATGCGGCCAGTCGCGCGGTTGATATGGCTTGCCGCTCTGATCTGGCGAAAATCGCACGGGATGCAGGGCTATGATCCGCCGCGCCCTATCAGACGCCATCGGCCTAGCCGCGCTGTGTGCAGCGTTTTGGGCGATGCTGCACATGCCAGAGATTGCGGGGGTGTTGCTGTGAAAATCACCACCGCAGGCGTGTATCGCATGACAGCCGAAGAATACCATGCAGACCCATGCCCAGAACCGTCGCTTTCATCATCGCTGGCGAAAATCCTGCTTAACCAAAGCCCGCTGCACGCTTGGACAGCATCCCCGCGCCTCAACCCGAACTGGGAGCCTGTAGAGCGCAAAACGTTTGACATTGGCCGCGCAGCGCATAGCGCAATCTTGGGCCGTGGCGGCGCATACCTCGCCTATCCGCCTGAAATGCTGGCAAGCAACGGCGCGGCAAGCACGAAAGAGGCAAAGGCTTGGGCCGATGCCGTGCGCGCCAATGGCGACACGCCGCTAAAGGCGGACGAAGTGGACGCGATAGGCGCGATGGTTGACACCGCCCGCGCAAGGCTTGCGGCGATGGGTATCAAGCTGGATCCTGCCCGATCTGAACTTGTCGCGGTTGCGCAGATTGATGGCATTTGGTGCCGCGCGATGCTGGACAACGTGCCCGCAGACCCGCGCCTGCCGATCTATGATTACAAGACCTGCGAAGATGCCAGCCCCGATGCGGTGCGCCGCGCTTGCGAGAATTACGGGTATGCCGTGCAGGCCGCGCACTATCGCCAAGTATGGGAAGCGGCCACGGGCGAAAATCGGGGCTTTATCTTTGCGTTTCAAGAGAAAGCCGCGCCGCATGAATTAGCGGTTGCCCGCCTCCTAGACAGCGCAGGGCATTCCGAAGACTGGGGCCAAGACGCATCCGAGGCGCTGGCGCAGGCCCGCGCGACATGGCGCGACTGCTTGGCCAGTGGCGTTTGGCATGGATACCCCGCGCAGATGATTGAGATAGGGGCCAGCCCGTACTACCGCGCCAAGGTGCAAGACCGCACGTATCGCGCGCAGATCAGCAAACCATCGCCCGCGACAGTCGCCGCCGCGCGCAATTTTCAGACACCCGAAGGTTTTATAGGAGCCGCAGAATGAATAACGCCGTTGCAATCCAAAACGAGGGCAAAGCGCCCGCCGCGCCCAAGCCGCCAATCAAAGCAGGCGGCGTTCTTGCCGCACTTGTGCCACAGTCACTTGACGAGGCTTTCCGCCTATCGCAGGCGCTGGCGGGGTCTGGCGATATGATCCCGAAGGCATTTCAGAACAACGAACGCGCCGTTATGGCTGCAATCGTGCGCGGCATGGAAGTTGGCCTAGCCCCAATGCAGGCGCTTGCGAGCATTGCCGTTATCAATGGCCGCGCAACGATCTGGGGCGATGCTATCCCCGCGCTTGTGCTGCGCGCAGGCCACAGCATTGATGTTGACTATGAAGGCGAAGGCGACAAGATGACCGCCGTTGCCACGCTGACGCGGGGCGATACGGGCAAGAAAATCGTGCGCACGTTTAGCATTGCGGATGCAAAGCGCGCGGGGCTGGCTGGCAAGGCAGGCCCGTGGACGCAATACCCGCAACGCATGATTGCCATGCGCGCCCGCGCTTGGGCCGTGCGTGACGGGGCCGCAGATGCCTTGATGGGCCTAGGCGTGGCCGAGGAGCATCAAGACTATGGCCCAGACGCAGCGCGCGATGTAACGCCCGCAGATCAGCCGCGCCGCCGTGGGGGCAGTATCACGTACGTGCAAGACCCCGCGCCAGTGGTGGACGAGATTTACGCCGCCACCGCCACAGACCCAGAATTGCACGGCGCGATTGAGGCCGAACACGCCAGTCAATTCCAAGGCGTTCTGGACAGCATCCGAGTGCGCATTGAAACAGCATTAAGGGGGGCGCTATTGTGACCCGCCCCACCGAAACACAGATCAAAAGCGCGCGCTTGAGTGTAACGCTCCCAAAGTTTGCAGATGAATTGGGGCAGGTCACATGAAAGATTGGATTGACCTATTGCTTCCGCCTATTCTTGGGATCGCCATCGGCTGCGCCATTGTCCTATTTGCAAACTGGATCCAGCTTGGAACCATTGTTTTGCAGATGTGTAACTGACTCCGAAATATTTCAACCAAGGAGACCTGCCTGATGGACGACGCAACCAATGAACGCCGCCGCAAAGCCCGGGAGCGCAAGCGCGCCGAGCGCGCCCATCTCGCAGATCGCGGAATGTCCCGGGTCGAAGTTGTAGTGCCGACGGCCAAGGCCGCGCAGATCCGCGAACTGGCGGAGATGCTGAATGAAACAAAACCAGAGGATGGCAAATGATCGGGCCGATACAAGAGTTGGCAGAGGACATCACCCTGCGCACGACGCTGAGGCGCATCAAGCGCAAAATCGACATCATGGCAATGGACGCGCCGCGCAACACGCTGGCGCACCAGAACGTCACAGAGCTGCAACTATTGGCGGGCATCGCCCTGCGCTGCATTGGAGAGGAAGCGAAATGAGTAGTGCACCTGAACGGCTTTGGGCATGGCATTGGAACGCGGAGTGGGATGAAAACCCCCCACTTTCTGGCCCGCACGCTATCGCACAATTTGGGCATTGTCGCCCCACAAATCGCCGCCCACTAGATGACCGAGAGCGGAAAAGCGGCGCAGAATATATCCGCATCGACCTGTACGACGCCGCTATATCCCGTGCCGAAATGGCAGAAGCGCGGATATTAGAAATGGAGAAAACAAAATGACAATCCCCGTCTGGACAATCATGGCCCTGTCGCTAGGCGGGCCGCTTGAGGCGCATCCGCCCAGCATCGCGCTGATGTTCCCATCCTACGCTGAGTGCAGCGCCCAGATCAACACGCTGCGCGACGTATTCGAGGCGCAGGGGCTGGACGTGCAGGGCGTCCACTGCCAAGCCACAGGCGCGCCCAGCGTGTCGCCGTTCCCGAAGGCGAGGCCGCAGTGACCGCATACTACAACGAATTTGCCCCGAAGGCCGCTGCGTGGCTGCGGGAATTGGTCAAACATGGCCACATTGCCGACGGCGTAATCGATGAACGGAGCATAGAAGATGTTACCCCCAACGACCTCAAAGGATTTACCCAGTGCCACTTCTTCGCAGGAATTGGGGTCTGGTCTTACGCCCTGCGCCGCGCAGGATGGGCAGACGACAGACCCGTCTGGACAGGATCTTGCCCCTGCCAACCTTTCAGCGCGGCAGGCAAAGGCGCTGGGTTTGCTGACGAGCGGCACTTATGGCCAGCTTTCCATCACCTCATCAGCCAGTGCCGACCTAACGTCGTGCTTGGTGAGCAAGTTGCAAGCAAAGACGGCCTTGGTTGGCTCGACCTTGTATGCGCTGACTTGGAAGCAGCGAATTACGCCGCAGGGGCGGTCGATCTCTGCGCTGCGGGCGTCGGCGCGCCGCACATCCGACAGCGCCTCTGGTGGGTTGGAAGTAGGTTGGGGAACGCCCCGGGTGGGCGGGAACGGGCAAGCCTCGCAGATCATGGACGAAGCGGGCGAGACCAAGGGGCGGATCGATCAGCAGGCATTGCTGGCGGGGTGGGCGACGCCCTTAGCAGAGCAGGCCAATGGCACCCCGGAAGCGTTCTTGCAGCGCAAGCGGGACAGCATGGCGCGGGGCAGTCAGTCGATGGGTATCAGTCTGTCAGACTTGAATATGCAAGCGCAGGCTTGGGCGGGCTGGCCGACGCCAGTGGTGAACGACACGACGGGCAGCAAGTATGCCTACAGTCAGGGGAACCACGACAAAAAGGTGCTGAAGCTGCCGGGAGCGGCGGATATAGCGGGCTGGCCGACACCGACAGCATTGGAACGAAACGCCAATCTGGATACAATGCAGAAGCGGCGCGACTTCAGGCGCGACAACGCGAACCAATCGACAGTTCCGATGTATCTCAACGAAACGGCGCAGATTACAGTGGACGCGGAGATGTGCGAAGCGATGGGTTATCCGGTGGCGCTGGAAGGCCCGGCCCGACTAACGGCTTCTGGCGAGATGCTGATTGGCTCTTCTGCCGGGATGGAAAGTGGAGGCCAGTTGAACCCGGCACATTCCCGCTGGCTTATGGGGCTGCCGAAAGAGTGGGACGATTGCGCGGTTACGGCAATGCAATCAATGCCGAAGCAGCGCAAGCGTTCATCGAAAGTGTAATGGAGACAATACAATGACACCTGAAGACTTCAAAAACTGCCCCTGCCACGCGCGGGGGCAGATGGAAAGGGTGAAATGCGAGAGAGGAATGAAAAATGACAAAAACCACTGCTTATAAATCTTTAAATGGCAGATTTTACGGCGCTCAAAAAGAGTGCGCGGCTCATGACCTTCATTATTTGTCGGATGGATCAATGCCGATCAACAACGCAGAAATTCTTGTTGCCAAACGGAAAGAGGTAATCGCAGTTCTCGCCGCCATTGTTGAAGTTACTCATAGCGACACCTTTATGCGGCTAATCTCGCCCCGCTGTTTATGAAACGTAATGGCCTGCATCTGCGATTGTGACCCATACGCACTGGATGCGTGGTGCGCGTCGCGCGGTGTCACAGGCCGCAATTGCTCAATTTGAACCCCGCCGATGTCCTGCATTTTGGCATGGTGCAGGTGTCCCGTAAAGTAGAAACGAAATCTTGTCCTGCCCCACACCTCTGGCCACTCGCTCGCCAAGTGCATCACGAGGCGCTCGGCCTTGGCCTTGTCGCCGTGATGTGCGGCCAGCAAGCACAAGCCAAATTCCATAACGAAGAAATCGCCCGCGTTTTTCTGCACCTCTATGCGCGGGTTTTCTCTGTACCGCTGGATCATCCCCATCCTGACGGCGATATATGCGTCTCGGTCGTGGTTGCCCTTGATTATAGATACCAAAACCGTGTCGTGCTTAGTGGCGGCCAGCTCTATAGCCGCCGCCAGCGCATTCACGGCTGCCTCTATCGTCTGGTCAATTCGGGTATCCACGTCGAGGGCGTGGCCGCTCTGCGTCGTGTTTGTGTTGTCGTTGTGGTGAAGAAAATCACCGCCCACGAGGATTACACCAAATTTTGATGACGGCGCTGAAGCAATGCAGTTTGTAATTCCGCGCACCAATCGCCGCGCGGCGATCTCGGTATTGTACGCCTCGCCCGTCTCGTTCTTGTTTGCCCGCATCCCCAGATGCACATCAAAAATGGGGTACACCGTCAGCAAATCCTCGTCGTGGGTTTCGTCCTTCTGGATTTCTGGGATGGCCTTCACGCCGTCCATTGCCTCGCGGACGCGCTCAATCACGTCTTGCACTAAATCGTTTTTTGGCAGCTTAAAATACAGCGACGCCTTTTCGGTTTTTAGCCACCCAGAATACAGCAGCTCCGCGTCCTGCAGCCCCGCCCCGTCCATCGCGTCTGCAATGGCGGGGTCTATGTGCGCCTCTGCCCGCTTGATTATGCGTCGCACCTCGCGCGCATCCATTCCCGACACGCGCGCGACCTCGTTCTTGTTCCCCAATTTCAGGAACAGATCGTATATCTCGCGCTGGCGCGGTGTCATTTGCAGGCCGCGTCAATCATCATAACGAGCGTTGCGCCAGTGACGACGGACGCGTCCCCGCCATCCTCGGCCAGCGCGGCGGCGTGTTTTGTCCGCGCGACGGCTGTACCATCGCAGATCGCGTTATTGTTTACCACGCTCGCGCAGCCACTCACGAAGCACAGCAGGGTCATCACCGATATTGCTCTCGACATCTTCAATTTCCTTTCGGGTTTTTGTATATGCCTCGGCTGTTTCTACGGCGGATTGTTGGCGCTGGTCGCGCCGCCCAGCCATCCACGCCGCAAATAAAAGGGCGGCAAGCCCTGCAACCCACATCACAGTGCGCTTGATCCATCCAAACATCAGCGGTCACCATCGGCCCAGCGGCGCAGGCGCTCGCGCATGATCCACAGTGCGGCCAACACAACCACGCCCGCAAAAACGAGCGCCACGATCTGGGCCGTACCATCCAGCGCGCCGATTGCCGCGACACCTGCGCCAGCGCCCGATACGATCTGTACAGCGGATGCTTGCATCGTGGTGGACTGCGCAGTGCTTTCGCGTGGCGCATCGGGGGTGATGTTTGTGTCCTTAACCTGTTTTGGCAGTGTGCCGCCGACGTGGGTTAAGAATAGTGCGCGCTCGGCTGTCCTGCGACGCACCAGCCCCGCCAGCACCTTTCCACGCGCCTTGTTCCAGAGCATAATTGCATCTGCCGCCGCACCTTTGTCGCCTGCATTAAAATGCCGTAGCGCCGATGATTTTTTAAACGCCGTCGCGCCGATATTATATGCGAGAGACAAAAACGCGCCAAATTCGTTTTCATTGATGGGGGCTTTAATTGCAGGAGCGATTTGATCAGAAAATTTATCCAGCGCGGCGTGCAAATAACCCTCCGCCTCGGACTTGCTAATCACCATGCCCGCCTCTGGCGTAATGCCCACACCCGCCGCCGCCGTTGTGCCGTAGCCGATTGTCCACACGCCTGCGGGGCACTTGTACGCTTTGGCCTCGAAGCCTTCGTATTCTTTAATAAGGTCGACAGTCGCTTGATTGATTTTCATTTTCCCACCCGTGCAATTAAGGATTTGATGTCGTCGCGTATCTCGCTGAGTACCGCGTTTGTCTCGCTGCGCGAACGTTGCGCGGCGTCCATGTCCTCGCGCCGCTGGTTCCAGAGCCGCTTGATCTCTTTGGTGTTCTCTGCGCTGCCCGCTTCGAGGCGAACGAGCCAGACGACCACCGCCACGAAGCTGGCGGCTATCGGCCAATATGGGAGAAGGTTTTGCATCATAAGCTCCTCAGTCTGCGGGATACGGAAAGCGCGCCTTGATCTCATCGATCTTGGCCAGCCACTCGTCTCTGGTTGCCTCGTCCCGCAGCATTTGCATGGCGATGGGGTCTGCCTCGGCTGCATAGGCCCGCTGGCGGTTTGCCTCTTGCTCAGCACGTGTGGGCGGTGGTTCGGGCGCTTTGACTGGCGCTACAAAGTCAGTGCCATCAAAAACCCATCCAATTTGCGCGGTGTCATGCGCCTGCCAGCCTTCGGGGGCAACATCTCGGTTGTCATCCGTTGTCGCGTTTACGACAACACCCGCTATTACTTGAATGAGTTTCATGCCAATTCCTCCACTATGATTAGCCCAGCCCCGCCTGCGCCGCCCGCGTAGTTTGTGCTCTGCCCAGTGACACCAGCCCCGCCGCCCCCAGAGCCGAAACCCGTGCCAGCATCCCCAGCACCACCACCAGAGCTACCAGATACGGTTGTACCAGCACCGCCAGCACCATAAATACCTGATCCTCCCTTACCTTCGGAAGAAGAAAGTCCACCTTGCACAAGCCCCGTAAAACCGCTTGCGCCCGCTATGTTGAAAGTACCGCCAGTGGCAGTGCCACCTGCACCACCTTGCCCCGCCCAGCCCCCCCCCCCCCCCC